CGGGGGTGTAGCTCATTTGGGAGAGCGCCTGCTTTGCAAGCAGGATGTAGCAAGTTCGATCCTTGTCACCTCCACCAGTTTATTTTTACTAAAGGAAATGTATGGCACGTATAACTTCAGAACTGGCAGTAGCACAGGTCGGCAATCGATTTGATCTGGTACTAATTGCTTCAATTAGATCGAGGGAATTAAAGAGGGGCCACATGCCTTTGGTTAGTTCCACTAATGGTCCAAACATTACAGCACTTCGAGAAATTGAAGCAGGTAAAATTGGTCGAGAATATCTCGAAAAACTTCGAAAGAAAAAACCTAATCAGTCTGAATAAAACCAGAGACTGATAAATATAATATACAGACTTAATTCTTATGCTATCATTCATCAGAGACATCACTAATCCAATACTTGAATACATCAAGGACGATCCAGTACGTCCCGAGATTTCAAAAGAATTCCGCGTAGGCGGCAAAAACAAGTTTGTCAGTGCCCTAGTTGAAGATATTCCTAGGGCCATTGTATGTGTTAGTCTACATGATTTTATTCCAGCAGAAGTAGCAGATCTAGCACAGGAGACTGAAAATCCTACTACAGCGATATTCTATACCATCTGGAGTTATGCTCCGGGCGCAGGTAGAGAATTGCTTATGGAAACAGTTGCTCAAATACAAAAAGATTATCCTAGTGTAGAACGTTTTGTAACTCTAAGTCCTAAGACTGAAATGGCCAAGAAGTTTCACTTGAAAAACGGTGCTGGAGTTTTTAGAGAAAATTCAGACACTGTAAACTACGAATATAAGCGGGTATGATGTAAAGGTAGCCTGTGACCTTGCCAAGGTTAGTGTGAGAGTTCGATTCTCTCTACCCGCTCCATATAAATACTAGAAACACTCAAGGAGCAATAAAATGGCAATGACACTACAGGTTTTTACTATGCAAGGCCCTACTACCATCACCGGGTCTACTACGCTATCTGCTGGTACTAACTATGTTTCTATTGGTCCAATTACCATTAACAGCGGCGTTACAGTAACAGTCCAAGGGGATTGGAGTATTGTCTAAATGAGCACACTAGCCGTAAACGAACTACGGGGAACTCCGGAAAATAATTGGGCTATCGCGATGCCGCAAGGCACCTATATAACCAGTCCCGGACAGGTTATACAAACCGTATGGCGCAGATTTGACTTTCCCACTACCTATTCTAGCCTTCCTATTTCAGGTAATCCGCTTGTATTCGAAGGATTAAACCTGAGGATAGCTAAAAAATTCAGTAATAGCATTTGTTACATACAGTGGTGGCTTTTTTACGAATGTCATCACAATGTGACATTTAAAGCACTGCGCGATAATACTGTTATAGGCTTTAATACCGAAGTCGGTAATACTCGATATTCCGGAATCGGTACTGCTGAATACGAGCATAGCTTTGACAACAACTCTACTCCCTCTGTGATGCATTTGGCCTATTGGGATCAAGTAAATACGGCAGCAGACATATTTTATCAACTAGGTGCCACGGGATCAGGCGGCGGTGTTTACAACATAGCATTTAACGTAACTACCAACATGGCTGCAACGGATAACTATGAAAGAGGCGTTAGTTGGGCTATGGTACAAGAAATAATGCCCGGATAACGAGAATATGGCCAGCTTAACAGTAAACAAACTACAACCGCAGTCGGGAACAGCTATCAGCTTTCCTAATAGACTGCTACAGTCCGGGCGTGTTGCACAGACAATATACGTAAGAACAGACACTCGACCTACGTATACGGCTCAGCCAAGCGGTAACGGAACTGAGATCACACAGTTGAGAGCGACTATTGTTCCGACTAGTTCAGACTCTTGGATATGGATACGTTATACCATACATTACGAAATGCATCACGATTGTGGGTTTGGCATCATGGAGAATAGTAACTTGATTGGCTACAATACCTATAGGGGCAACGTCCGCTGGTCAAACATACTGACTCCACTATACGATAACGACTACGGATCTACTCCACAAAACAGCACCATCAATTGGTTCGTTAAAGCCAACTCCACAGCTAGTCGTTACTACAGTCCCTGTGTGCGTAGCTCAAGCGGCGGAACCTATACCTTCGCAATGAATCGACCCGTTGGTAGTGCAGGCCAAGACGATCACGAAAATGGTGTCAGCTTTGGTTGGGTACGAGAAATATACGCCAATTTTGATATAGCACCTTCACCATGAGCATACTAGCAGTCAATACCATACAACCTCAATCTGGTTCATTTGTCTATTGTATTAATCCCAGTACACTATATTCTCCGGGATCTGTAGTACAGGTCACACATAGCACGGTCATGGAACGTTTTTATCTTAGTGTGCCAAACAACGATGGTGGTATGAGAAATGATTTTTCAGGATTAGGGCAACCTTGGGGCGGATGTATCATTAGACCTCTAGACATTGCTATTAAACCTCACAGTATAAAAAGTGCCATCCACATAGAATTTAACATGTTCTACGAAGCACATCAGGACATTGTTTTTACTGTCTTACGAGACGACGCACTAATCGGTGCCAGCTACAGTGGATGGGGCACAACTTTAAACGCTCAAAACTCCGGTGGCCGATGGATTGGTGCCGGTGTTAGCCGTTACGATAACAACAACGACAGCACACCCAGCTACATACAGTTAAACTGGATCGATAGTCCCGGTTCAACAGATTGGCACAACTATAGCATTGCTGCAAAAAGTGCGGGCGGTAGTAACTTTACCATGACAGTAAATACCACTATCAGTAACTATCAAAACGGTGCTGACGCCTACGAAACAGGTGTGAGTTTCAGCATTGCCCAGGAAATCGCAAGAGCATCATTCTAACTAAGACAGAAAAACCTCTGCTAAATAGCTATAGATAAAGAGGAAATCATGTCAGATTCAAACGAATATCTTAACAATGACGGACCACCGTCGGCACCAGTAACACCAAAACGTGTCCTGCCAATACCGCAGGCACTCCAGTCCCTATATCCCGGAACACGTTGGACCTTACAGGGGTTAGATTACGATGGGCTAGATTGGCAAGATTCAACAATACCCAAGCCCAGTAAAGAAGTAGTTGAAGCCAAAGCTGAAGAAATACTAGCAGGTGCTCCTCTGCGTGAACTTAGAAGACAACGTGACAATCGCATGAAAGAAACAGACTGGGTCACCCTAAGGGCATTTAGAACTGGCGAACCCATAAGCCAAGAGTGGCAAGATTACATGCAGGCCCTGGCAGACATAACTGACACAGCGACTCCTTCATTTAGTAACGGCCAATTAGTTGGAGTAGAATGGCCAACAAGACCAGATGGAAAAGCGGCGGGTCCTTACAGGGGCGGAGGGCTTTAATCAATGAGTTCCGTTCTAGTTGATTACATAAAAGACATCGGCACATCTATCGACCCTTACAATAGTGTGAGCGCAGGTATACCGCCAGCAGAACTACGTCATCAGACAGTTAAAGTCTATAGGAGTTCCTACAGAAGCGGATCCTGGGAACCTAGCACAGGCTACGCATGGATGCCCAACGGTTACGTTGACTATACTCCGGCTAGAGGCGACACACAGATTAGATTTACCATATCTCTGTCTTATGCGTTCATCAACGGACATTGTATCACCCACAACATATTCTATGCCGCGGGCACCGAAAGAGGGCGCCATAGTATTTCCGGACATCACTATGAACATAGACATACCTATGTTTGGCAAGTGGCCAGTTGGGGAGTTAGCAACCAACGTATAGGCTATCAGAGTCGAAATTACAGTGCCGGTAATAGAGCCCTGTTCCACGGAACAGGCTATTGGGACGGCGGTGGCAGTAACCAGGCTGCAGAAAGTTCAATCTTCATTGAGGAGTTTATAGTAATACCATGAGTACAGTTATTGTTGATAATCTGATATACTCCGAGGCAAATAGAGCCAATGAAATTATTCCTGTTGCTGACCTAGGTCACAGGATTGTAAAAACCTATAGAGCAACCTACACAGGCGGTCAATGGAACCCAGATACTAACTACAATAACGTGCCCGGGATGTATGTATCTTGGACCAACGTCGAACCGGGCAACAGGCTGAGGATATCATGTCACATTCCCTATGCTGGAATTAATGCGGCCCATGTTATTAGTCATTGGCAATTCGTCGGAGGACCGGGAGGTGTAGTCGGATCTCACAGTATTAGTGGGAATCATTTAGAAGATTTTGGGTGGTTCGTTTGGGACATAGCAGGATGGTATGGCACAAACTACGGGGTTGGTTACCAAATGCGAGCCTATGCCAACGATAACCACGAAAACAGAGTTTTTACAACAAGATATTGGGACGGTGGCGGCAGTAATCAAAATTGCTACGGACAAATGATCATAGAAGAATACAGGCCGGGAATTTATTGATATGCCAAATACACTAAACGTACCTTACATAAATGCGGCCACATACGACCTTACTGGTCGTGTTCCCATTAAAGATTTACGAATAAGAGTTATACAACACTATCAGGCCACTTATGCTAGCGAGTGGAATCCAGATAATAACTATAACTGGATTCCCGGAGCCTTCAGAGATATGACTCCTAGGCGTGCCGATAGTAGAATTCGATTCACTATGAGGATTCCGGTAGCCTGGGTAGCGGCCAGTCACGCTATTAGTCATTGGAAATTATTTGCTGATGGTCTAGAATATTTCCGTTGGTCAGTTAGTGGAACCCATCTTGAACGAGGAGATACATATGAATTCGAAGTTCCAAGCTGGGGCACATATTCAAGCAGAATAGGTCTACAAATGAGATCCTATGCCAACGATAACCACGAACTCAGAGCCTACACTACCTACTACTGGAATGGTACTGGACGAGTAGCAATTGGCGCACAAGGACAAATGATAGTACAGGAGATACTTAACTAATGGCGACCTTAACCGTATCAACTTTGAAAAATTCAGCAGGAACAGTAACCATTCCTGTAGCTGATCTACGAAACAGAACCATTCAGCACTATCAGTCAACCTACACCGGTGGTGAGTGGAATCCAAATAACAGCTACAATTGGATACCAGGCGGTTTTGTAGATTTTACTCCTAGGCGGGCCGATTCGAGAATAAGATTCATGTATAGAATACCTTATGCCTGGGTAGCGGCCAGCCATGTGATCAGCCATTGGAAATTTTATGTTAACGGTCAAGTTTACTTCTGGCACAATATGTCGGGCACACATATCGAAGATGGAAATACTCTAGTATGGGATTTTCCTACCTGGGGTACGACTAACGGACGAATAGGATACCAACACAGATCATACGCTGACGACAACCACGAGGTTAGAATAAACACAACCTACTATTGGGACGGTGGTGGCAGATCAGCACAAAATTGCTATAGTCAAATAATAATTGAAGAATATGTAGGTGGACAGGACGATCAATTCTTTACATCTGGCACAACCGAGCTGTTTAAGGCGCGGTAAATATAAAATAAGGAGACTAGGATGTCAACAGACGCAGTAGATTACGGTGAAGTAATGCATAAATTTTATGCTGGAAGACAGTATGGAGTTAGAGGACCAAACTATGAAGATATTACTTGGTTAGAAGATACCCCTATGCCCACTAGAGGAGAATTAGAAGCTCTATGGGAAGACATTAAAGAGTCAGTGGCTATAAAAAGAGTACACCAGGCAAGATCGATTCCAGGAAATTATCCGCATAAAGACGAGATGGTCGTAGCACTCTGGGAGATGATCGTTGAAAATCGACCAGAAGCGGCACAGGCATTACAGGCTAGAAGAGAAGCCATTAAATTACAATTTCCAAAACCAACCGAATAAATTAAATTATGGCTGGATACTTAAGATTTAATACGTTACAAAACTCTGCAGGTAATGTAGTCCTCCCTACCTATACGTTGAAAAGACGTATGGTACAGAGAATATCAATGATATGGAGGGGCGGGTTATGGAATCCAGGGAATAACTATCAAGAAATTCCTGGGAGCATGATCAGCATAACTCCATTTTATGATAACAGCCGAATTGTTTATACCTATATGTGTCCACTAGGGCATAGGGGAGCCGCACACAGTATCACTCATTGGATTTTTATGGTAAACGGTCAAGAGTATGCTAGGCACAATCGATCAGTTGACCATCAAGAATCGGGACACGTAATGCGATGGGAAGTCCCTAGCTGGGGCACTGACCGAGCAGGCGCCATCGGATATATGACTAGACAGTACGGTGATAGCACTCACAGCGTTCATTTTAATAGTCGCAGATACTTAGACGGTGGCGATAACAGTCAAGGAGTACCTGCTCAGGTTACTGTTGAAGAAATCGTTCCTAGTTACTATACAGGGAACTTTTAATATGACAGCCGAATTAGCAGTAGATAACATTTATAACGCCGCCGGAAGTACAGTTGCGTATACTTCGTATATGCAGCGTCGAGTGGTCCAGCGTGTTAGCTACGTACATAGATTAGGATATTGGTATCCGGATAATAACTACTACTGGCTTCCTGGAGGGTATCTTGACTTTACTCCTATTAGAAACGACACTAGGCTTCGTTGGAGTCTAAATTGTCCTATGATATGGTACGGTAGTGCCCACAACATCACACATCATATTTTTTATAGAGACGAAATTGAGTATGGTCGTCACAGTCGTAGCGGGCACCATACAGAAAATGCCAACACACAAACTTGGGATATCCCTACCTGGGGTGCCGGGCAAGTGGGCAGAGTTGGCTATAGAATTAGATCTTATGCTCAAGGAAATCACAGCGGTCATTTTTGGTTTACCCATTACTGGGACGGTGGACAGGTTAACTGGTCAACCCCCGGGCAGATTATTTGCGAAGAATATTTCCCCACTGTCTAATCTAGGATAATTATAGTTGACACTCTATCGTAAGGTGTGTTACTATATATCTATGAACCTATTCAAAAAAACACCAACTATTGAGTTTTTTACAGCAGAGTGGCCTGCTAGAAAGTATTACCCTATTCGTCCAGCAAGAGAATGTCTTCCTCCTCATTGGAAAGACATGCCCAGTGCTATACCATTAAGAGACTGGAAGATGGATTCTCCGAAAAAGTGTCCGGGTATTATTGATTGGATGACTGCTGGATATATTCTTTCAGCTTGGTCAGACATTGACGTTATACAAGATAAGCCCGGCGGCCCGAAAGCATGGTTACACAATGGAAGAGAACATTCTTCAGAACATCCGCCCGGTCAGTGTTTAAATCTTTTAGATCATAAAAGTCATCATCTAGGTACTATAAAACTTCCCGATGTTTGGATGATTAAAACCAGCCCAGGATGGAGCATCATGCTACAGCCCTTGTGGTATTGGAAAGACCAACCGTGGGAACAAATGCCCGGTATAATGCATACTGATTTTCATTCATGTGAAGTAAACATGAATATGGTATTAAAGACCAAGGAAAATTTTACCATTGCTGCCGGAACTCCACTTTGTCAAATAATTCCATTTAAGAGAGAAGACGTACATGGTGTTTCTAGAGCGATGAGAATGGAAGATGCCAAGAGACATCAAATCATGAACAAGATGTTTGAATGGACTAAGAATGGCTTTTCTAAATTCTATAGACAAAAAATAAATTATAACTTGGAAACTCGCGATACAGATTTAGAAGAATCTTTAAAATTTCCAATTGAAAGAGTATAAACAATGTCTGCACTTGAACTAATACCCGAGGAAACCTTTGGAGGACTCCTTGAAAAAAATAAAAGAATGTTACATCTAGGCGGTGACATTAAATTAAAAGAACTAACAGAACCGTCCGAGTATGTACGAATCGAAATTGACCAATTAGGAGATTTTCAAGATCTTCCTAAGGGATTTGATTATGTTGTAATAAGTGACGTTCTTGAATTGATAGACAATCCATTAGATCTAATAAAACACGTTAAAAATTTAGCAACTACTACTGTCATATATGAATTCAAGTACGAAGAAGAAGAATGGGTTTTAGATCCAGCGTGGAAAAAACCGTGGCTTACTGTAGGACTAGATTGGAACATCAGTAAGAACTTTGATTATATCAATGATATATTTTTAGGCTACGCAACTATTCATATTTGCAGTATGCCGTATAACGGTCCAGAGGACACATCACCAAATGATATTAAATAATCTCGCCATCGTAGGAGGCGGAACTAGTGGACTAGTTACTGCTCTAATACTTAGAAAAACACAACCCACATTACAAATTGACCTAATTGAATCTGACAAAATTGGAATCGTTGGTGTAGGTGAAGGCAGTACAGAACATTGGCAATCCTTTAGTCTACATTGCGACATCGACCTTTCAAGGATGATAAAGGAAACTGATGCTACCTTTAAGTATGGAATCAATTTTGATAATTGGCACGGAGACGGTACAAACTATATTCATTCTGTTTCTAGTTCCTTTAGTATGGAAAGCCAAACAGGTTCAAAAATGGTGTTTGCTCATTTGATCGCAAATGGCGCTACACCTAAAGATCTTATCCATCCTCATGTAGAATCAAGCCTACATCGAGCGCCTTACTGGAGCATTAACCAATTCCATTTTAACACATTTAAGTTAAACCAATTCCTTCATACGTTATGTGAGGAAAGAGGAATTAACATTATAAAGGCTGAAATAGATCAAGTTCATTTAACAGAAGATGGCGCTATTAAGAATCTTGTAGCGTCAGACGGCAGAACTTTTGACTATGACTTTTATATCGATTCTACAGGATTCCATAGATTACTGCTACATAAAACAATGGGTGTACCTTGGAAGAGTTATCAAAAGTATTTGCCGATGAACAGCGCCATTGCGTTCCCTACAGAGAGATTAGAAGAAATTCCCAGCTGGACATTGTCCAAGGCCATGAATTCAGGATGGCTGTGGCGCATTCCTACTCAAGAAAGATTTGGCAACGGATACGTGTTCAACGACAGCTTTATGGACTTTGACCAAGCACATCGAGAAGTAGAACAGCTATACGGACATCCAGTTGAAGTGGCAAAGAAAATTAAATTCGATGCTGGCTGTTTAGAAAAGTTCTGGGTTAAAAACTGTGCGGCCATAGGTCTAAGCAGTAGCTTTGTTGAACCTTTAGAAGCCAGTAGTATAGGAACTAGCATACAACAGGCATTTTTGCTTGCGTCATTGTTACCTTCTTACATTCCTGGAACTGAGTACTCGATGAAGAAATTTAACTCTGCTTCCAGCGCACTGGTAGAAAATATTTTAGATTTTGTGGCCTTACACTACATTACCAAGCGCGAAGACACAGACTTCTGGAAGTCAGTTAAGTTGTTACCCCGAACTGATTCTTTAGAGGAAAAATTAGAAATCTTTAAACATAAATTCCCCAGCGGTGGAGATTTTATGGATAGACGATTGATGTTCAAAGAATCAAATTGGATCATGGTGATGCATGCCCTTCATCTAATCCCTATAAGTGTAGCGAAGAGAGAGATGGCACTCCAGCCTGCCCACGTTAGAGATAACATGGAAGTAAACATAGAATACATGTTAGGTAGACATGACTATGAAGTAAAAGATTTTGTCAAACAAAGGGTAGCCTTACAATGGATCATAGACAATCCGGAACAACGATAAACAGTAAAGTAATAAGGCAAGGGCTAAATTGGGTAATTGTTACCCGAGTAGAAGACTTTACCTTAACTAACCAAGTGTTAGATAGTGCTTACGATTATAATTTTGCTCAATGGACTACCGCTAAAGGACAAAATTCCCAACAGCGGTATCTTACTAGACCTAATTGGTGGACTGGAGAAGGTCATTATGAGCCGGAAAACTTTGATTTACTCAAAGAACAATATAAAAAAATTGTTAGAAAAGAATTAGTACATCACGGGCTAATGCCTTTTTCATGGGCCAACCTCGATGTTCATTCAGCTTGGACTGTCAAAGGTGAAGAAGGTAGCTATCATACACTACACGAACATGGCTACGGAAAAATCAGTACGGTGACTTATCTCAAGGTGCCGCCGCCAAAACCTCCTAGCATGGATGGTGGAATATACCTAGTCATGCACGCCGATGGATTCAACGAAGTTTCTGGGCCCAATATGCGTGTATTGCCAATATATCCAGAAGAAGGAATGATGCTAATATTCCCCAGCTGGATACTACACGGAGTATACCCGCAAGGCCCGGGCACTCGACAAACAATTAGCTTTGATTTTAAACAAGGTTGACATCTGGTAAAATCTCTGCTATAATATAGCAATAAGGAGATTAATGATGCCATGGATTGAAAACGTAGCCGCAGATGACATCCCAAAAAGATTTCATCACGAAGCTGGCGAGAACAGTATGCTGATTAGTATTACCGACCCTGCCTCGTGGCGCCCTACTCCTGCCCACAAGTTCAAAGAGATTCATAATTTTGAATTTTTGGATGTAGAGGAAAAGGACGAAGTGCTGGAAGAAGCTATGAAGTGTAGTCACGAAGATGCGGCTAAACTTGTGGCTCTTTTACAACACGCTCTTGACAACAGGATGAATGTCGTGGTACATTGCTTTGCTGGCGTTTGTCGTAGTGGAGCAGTCTGCGAAGTTGGTGTTATGCTGGGATTTGAAGATACAGGACGTTTCCGTAGTCCAAATCTATTAGTCAAGCATCGCATGATGAAAGCATTGGGTTGGACTTACGACTCAGACGAAAAGCCCAACATTGACGATTGGCGTACATTTAGGAGTATAGATTAATGCCAAAGTGTTATCAACTAATCGGAGTCCCGGGTAGTGGAAAAAGTACCTGGGTTTCTGAACAAGAATGGGCACTGGGCTTGACTATAGTTTCTACAGATGCGTTTGTGGAAGATTATGCTAAGGCACAAGGTAAGACTTATTCAGAAGTGTTTACAGATTACATGCCCACAGCAGTTAACCTAATGGCTGAACAAGTTGTATTCGCACGTGAACACGGGCATGATATTATTTGGGATCAAACCAGTACCACAATAGCAAGCCGAGCTCGTAAGTTCCGTATGTTGCCCAACTATGAACATATTGCTGTGGTGTTTAAGACTCCTGAGCACACAGAACTCATGCGACGATTAATGAGCCGTCCTGGCAAAGAGATTCCGGATCATGTTATTGCCAGCATGATTGCCAGTTGGGAAGAACCAACTGAAGAAGAAGGATTCAAAGAAATTTGGATTGCTGGTTGACAGACTGGTAAAATCATGCTATAATAATGGCATGTATAAAGTAATAGGTAAAACAACAACATTCAATGTAATGACATTGGACGAAGCAATGCGAACAGCCAAAGCCATGAACGAGTTTGTGACTATCAAAAGCGCAGAATTCGAAATGGTAGGTATGTTTGGAGTAGACAGCATCAAGGACGGCCGGTGCCCAGATGGTGTTGCCTACGATTGGAACAAAGCGAGCCGCATTGGCCGCGTTAAAAAAGAAAGAAAGGAGTGAATTATGCCTAGTGTATTTTTAGTAAGCGACACTCACTTTGGGCACATGGGCGTGTGTAAGTTCACTCGCAACGATGGAGTCACAAAGTTGAGACCATGGGATAGTCCAGAAGAAATGGACGAAGACATGATCCGTATGTGGAACGAAACAGTTAAGCCCACAGATAAGGTCTACCATTTGGGAGATGTGGTCATTAACCGCAGATACTTGCCCACGTTAGCCCGTTTAAACGGCGACAAGGTTTTAATCCGCGGTAACCACGACATCTTCCGTGATGACGAGTACAGGTTGTACTTTAGAGAATTACGAGCATACCATGTTATGAACGGAATGATCTTAAGCCATATTCCATTACACTCGGACTCGATGGGACGCTTTGGTGTTAACATTCACGGTCACACTCATGCTAACCGCGTGAAGAAGGCTCGTGGCGTTGATGCTAGGACTGGAGAAGTTTTATACAGCGATGAGAACGATGTTCGTTATCATTGTGTTTGCGTAGAACAAACTGACTTCCGTCCAATCTTGTTCGAAGATGTGTTAAAGCGCATCGAAGAAGAAGGTGGCACAGTTGGGTTTAAGAACGGCAACGGACCTACAATGTAGGCTCTCATAGCTCTAGTGGTAGAGCGCATCCTTGGTAAGGATGAGGTCACTGGTTCGAATCCAGTTGGGAGCACCACATTCGGCCTTTGGTGAAATGGATATCATGCTTGTCTTCGAAACAAGTGGTGTGGGTTCGATTCCTGCAAGGCCGGCCAATCTCGCTGTAGTTCAATGGACAGAATAGGACACTCCTAACGTCTAGATACAGGTTCGATTCCTGTCGGCGGGACCAAGATATTTTGAATAACAAAGTTAAAAAAGATATTGACAAAGATGAAGATCTAATGTACAATATACACATGTTAAGAAATTAACAAACAGTTTTTAGGATCGGTTCAGCAACATTCATAATACTATGAATCGTTAGACCCTATGGTGTTAGATTGGAGTACAGAGGTTCGCCCGAGTACGTTGAAGAGCTAACATTGAAATAGACTAACAAGCTCAGAGTGATGGCCTGAGTAAAATAAAAGCAGTCAACAACGATCCTGTTGTTTTCTAGGATGAATTCAGCAACGTAAACTATAACTTAAGGCCTTCGGGCTAGTGCTAGTAGAATACTAGATAGTGCCTATAGAATGTAGGATAGTAGCCAGGATAGAATAAACTGGATAGACTCGTGGGGCTTGAACCGATATACTGGGGATGGGGGCGAGTCGATAATAAATTACTGTCCCGCTCATCCTGTTGTATAGGTTATATACAGCATTTTATTTTTTAAATTGTAACCTGAAAGGAAAGAAAAATGAACGCTTTTGTTGAAGCAGTTAAAAACCAAGAAGCCCGTACTGCCAATGGCATGAAGGCTCGTAAGAACACAGCCAATGCGGTTGTGGATCTATTCTTCAAAATCGGCGCAAGCCGTGGTAAGAATATTGTACCGGACTTCACTGCGGCTCTTGTCGAGAACGAAGATCTAGCCTTGCGTGTAGCACAATGGGCTCGTGACGTTCGTGGTGGTGCCGGTGAACGCGAATTGTTCCGTAGTGTACTTGTACACTTGGAAAAGACTAACCCAGATGCGGCGGAAGCCCTGATGGGTAAGATCCCAGAATTGGGACGTTGGGATGACTTGTTTGTCTTTAAGTCTAAGGACTTGAAGGCCAAGGCATATACCATGCTTGGAGACGCTCTGCGAGCTCGTAATGGGCTTGCGGCTAAGTGGACTCCTCGTAAGGGCCCAATTGCGGTTGAAATCCGCGAATTCTTTGGTATGAGCCCAAAGCAATACCGTAAGAGTCTTGTTGGATTGACTAATGTTGTTGAAAGCCAAATGTGTGCGAACGCATGGGACAACATCAACTTTAACCACGTACCTTCTTTGGCGGCTAGCCGTTACAAGAAGGCATTCAACCGTCATACTGAAAAGTATGCTGAATACGTAGCAAAGCTGGTTAAGGGTGAAGCAGGAGTCAAGGTTAACGCCGGCGCTGTTTACCCATACGATGTTTTGAAGGGCGTAATCAACCACTATGGTGGTGTAAGTTTCGGTAAGACTGAACTTGACCACATTGTGGCACAATGGGAAGCTCTGCCTAACTTTGTTGGTGATGCTAACATCCTACCTTTGGTAGACGTTAGTGGCTCTATGAGCACACCAGCAGGTAAGGGAAGTTCTTTCACTTGTATGGATGTTGCTGTTAGCTTGGGTCTATACCTATCTGACAAGAACAAGGGTGTGTTCAAGGACACATTCTTGACTTTCAGTGCTAAGCCAGAACTATTGAACCTTAAGGGTAACGTAGTTCAAAAGGCGGCCCAAATGGTCAAGAGCGACTGGGGTATGAACACCGACCTAGTTAAGGCAATGGACAAAATCCTTGCTACTGCGGTCAAGGGTAACGTTCCTCAATCTGACATGCCAAGCATGTTGTTGATCTTGTCCGACATGCAATTTGATGCTTGTGCCCGTTTCGACGACAGCGCAATGCAAATGATTGTACGTAAGTACAAGGACGCAGGATACGAAGCCCCAAGCATCGTGTTCTGGAACTTGAACTCTAGCGACAACGTTCCGGTCAAGTATGACCAACGTGGGGCGGCTTTGGTTAGCGGCTTCAGCCCAAGTATCGTCAAGGCGGTCTTGAGCGCTGACACTGACCAGTTCACTCCAGAAGGCATCATGATGAAAACCATCATGATACCACGTTACGATCTGTAAAAAGATTGTAAGCCAATACCCGCTTCGGCGGGTATTTTTTTGACTGAAACATCTTGCTATAAATAGAAATCTCAAGTATAATATAGCTTAACTGGCCATAGTTAAATGGATATAACACAGACCTTCTAAGTCTGATTTCCAAGTTCGATTCTTGGTGGCCGGACCATTAACACAAGGAAAACTATGAATATCAAACCTACTGCTAGCTTCAAAATGTCAAAACAAACCAAACGCTCTTTAGCATTGATTGTTGATCCTCAAAAGCGTGGAGAACAAAGACGTATCATGATTCAAGCTGAATTGGCAGGTGCGGTTAAACACAAGCCAGAAAAGCGAAATACCAATTTCGCAGGTAAAGCAGAGTAAATATCAATGCGGTCGTGAGTGGAATATGGCAGACCTCCGAAACCTGTTGGGTCTAGGGATGGGGCAAAGTCTTAGACAACGCCTTTGTAGGTTCAAGACCTACCGACCGTACCATACAATATGTCAGATACTTTAAACAACTTTATACAAGCATCGTGGGCTCGACGAAAAGAACTCACCAACATAATTTTTGAACGTACTAACGGCTATGTGTTTAGCGGCCCGTTTAAAGGAATGAAAATACTTCCCAAATGGGAATGGGGCGACAGCGACTGTGCTGGCAAGCTCTTGGGAATATACGAGTGCGAACTTTATCCTAGCGTAGAGAAAGTCATCAATAACAATCACGATCTAATATTGAATATAGGATGTGCCGAAGGCTTTTATGGTGTAGGTCTAGGAATGAGAACATCGGCGCAGGTAGTAATGGTTGATCCATTTGTTGCCGCCCTAAGCATCGCTAGAGAGAATGCCAAAGTAAACAATGTCAATAAGATTCTGTTTAGTTCAGAAAGCCATCCCGAAGTATTTAGACACTACCTACAAAAGTATAAGAACCCATTTATCTTTATGGACTGTGAAGGCCACGAGAAGAAGTTTTTAGATTTAGAAGCTATACCAGAACTATCATACACTTCTGTAATCGTAGAATGTCATGACAATGTTTGGCCGGGCATTACTGAAGAACTTAAAGACAAGTTTAAAGATACACACAATATTGAAGCAATTCCACAGGGTGCCAAAAACCCTTATATGTCCATCACTCACGACCTTTGTGACTATGACAAAGTACTGCTATGCTGTGAAGAACGACCAATGACTATGACTTGGTTGTATATGACTCCCAAAGATGCTGGTAACTGTTCATAAAGAACCTTTTACATTTATTGTTATTGATGATTGGCTAGACAACGAGACCAATCAACTATTCCTCAATGAAAGTATTAGGTTGATTCCCTACATGAAAGAAAGTAAAGTAGGGCACGACGGTGGCAGTACGATAGCAAAGTTTTTCAAGAAGAGCAAAAATCTTTGGATGTTCTTACACTATATCGCACACAAAGATCAAAAGAATCTAGCTGTAGAATTTGAAAAATTATTGTGGTCGGCAGAAATGCGACAGATTTTTCAAAATACCAATGACGGATTGTTTAATGCTATATTGTCTACTAACAGTAGCGATCTACTGTTGAGCAAATACGAAGATGAAGATCACTACGAATGGCATAGAGACTACTGTCATCTAGTAACTGTAAACTATATGTTGGCCAAAGAACCGTTACAGTTCCAAGGCGGAGAATTTTTAGTAGGCGGATGGGACAGTCAAGAAGTTACCCATACAATAGAATTTAAAAACAATCGTTTAATAATTTTCCCCAGTAGAGCGTTCCATAAAGTTACTCCAGTAAAAAATCTCCAAGGCGGAAGTGAACATGCCCGATTTACTTTACAGTACTGGAGTCAATTAAAGTACCGCCAAGAAACTTGACTTTCAAGATCAAGTAAATATATAATAGTAGCAGTTAAATAAAAAGCACGCCGCTTTAGCTCATTTGGTAGAGCAACGCACTTGTAATGCGTAGGTGGTCAGTTCGAATCCGACAAGCGGCACCATTTAATAGGTTACTATGTCACAAAAATTTAGATTTCACATATTGGGATTACCCCATACAGTATCAAGCAAAGAATATAACGCTTGTGCCTACACTCAAAAAGTTGTCAAGTTTGGCAAGATGATGAAAGAGCGAGGGCACTATATTATTCACTACGGACACGAAGACAGTGACCTAGTATGTGATGAACATGTTACAGTATCAACTAACAAAGATTTAGAAATCGCCTACGGTAGTTACGACTGGCGCAAGAACTTCTTTAAGTTTGATACAGGCGACCATGCTTATCAAACGTTTTACAAAAATGCTATCCGAGAGATTGGACTACGCAAACAACCTAAAGATTTTATCTTACCATTCTGGGGATCGGGTGTCCGTGAAATTTGTGACGCACACCAAGACATGATCTGCGTTGAACCGGGAATTGGCTACGCAGGTGGACATTGGTCACGTTGGAAGATTTTTGAAAGTTACGCAATCATGCATGCGTTCTTTGGTCTTACCAGTGTGGGTACTTGTAACCAAGATTGGTATCACGCAGTTATTCCTAACTACTTTGATCTAGAGGACTTTGAATACAAGCCAGAAGAAAAAGAAGATTACTTCTTGTTCCTAGGTCGTGTATACGAAGGCAAAGGTACGCACATTGCTATTGAAACAACTAGAGAGATCGGCGCCAAGTTAAAGATCGCAGGTCAAAATAATCTAGCGGCAATGGGATATGACAAGACTCCAGACCACGTAGAGTTTATCGGTTACGCTGATGTGCCTACTCGTAAGAAACTAATGAGTCGAGCCAAAGCCGCATTTGCCCCCAGTCTTTACACAGAACCATTTGGCGGCGTACAAATTGAAATGTTGTTAAGTGGTACTCCTACTATTACTACAGACTGGGGTTCATTCAGCGAAAACAATATACAGGGCGTAACAGGCTATCGTTGCCGAACTATGGACCAGTTCAAGTGGGCCGCAAAAAACATTGACAAGATTGACCCTGCTAACTGTCGCAAGTTTGGAGAAAACTTTAGTCTAGAGCGTGTTGCTCCAATGTATGAAGAATACTTCCAAATGGTATATGACGTATACGATGGCAAGGGTTGGTACGCAGAACATCCAGAACGAACTGACCTAAATTGGTTGGCAAGACAACATCCCGGATTATCTCTATGAAAAGAGTAGTATTTTATTTTGAGCCTGCTTGGGCTTTCGGAACTGTTCATTATGAGCTGTTCAAATATCTCTGGGGTTATGGTTTTAACTGTCAGCTACTTCCTTGGAACAAAAGTTATACCCGCGAGGAAATGGAGGAACTAAATGAGACTACAGATCTCTTTGTAACTACTCCACACGGGTGGCGCTTCTTGGGATATGACTACCAAACTGTTCGCCCGGAACAATGTGTCATTATCAGTCATGCTAAATTAGATATGACTGAACTCGTACATCATCACGGGATGGACGATTTTAATAAGTTCTATAAGTACGGAGCAGTTAGTGAATGGTTAGTAAATGTCAGTAAAGAACTAGGTATCGAACGCCCAGCTGAACTAACTCCAGTCGCTATTAATTTTAATACATTTTATAGCCCGCCCAACGATAGCCTGCGTGTTGTAGGTTATACAGGATCATTCCATCCTAAAGCAGAATTCACGGACGATATGGTACAGTCTCAACTAGCTCAACCTAAATACCATAAACGTGGCTGGTTAGTAGCAGAAGCTGTCCGTAGAGCAGGACTTGAATTTAAAGTAGCACAACCCTATCACAATAGCTTTATTACCATGCCCGGTTTTTACAAACGGGTTGATGCTATCCTAGCGGCCAGTACAGAAGAGGGCGCAGGACTTCCGGTTATGGAGGGCGGTGCCGCAGGTAAGCTGGTTATTAGTACACCAGTGGGACATTGGAACCAAAGAATTGGTGATGCAGGTGGTCATGCTGTTCCTATTCCTGAAGAAGAATTTTTAGAAAAGAGTGTAGAATTACTCTGCTACTATAAAGATAATCCGGTAAAATATAGACAACGATGTTTAGAAATACAAGATCATGCTAAAAGCTATGATTGGAAATATGTGATTGACAGGTGGGTTAATATTTTAAGCTGATAAACTACGTATATAACGGGGAATTTTTTTAAGATAATTACATAAAAGAATAGAGGGTTTTCAATGTTTAACTCAGGCACCTATGATTGGTCTCAATTAGATAGAGATCTAATAGCCAGTATGGTATCTTTTACCAAGCCCTCAGTAGTTGATAAAACGTTATCTCCTACAGAATTTACCAAAAAAATTAGAACATTGCTTCGATTTTTTAAAATTCCTGTGTCTGTTAAAACAACTTATGCTAAAGAAACAACCAAAGATACAGTATGGGTAGGCGGATTGTATTATGCTGTTCCGGATAAAGTTGGTCAAACAGCTATCACTTTACTCCTACAGTTTAACCCAAAAAATAAAAATCAAATATCAATTAACTACAGACATTTTAGAAAAATGTGCTGGTCATTAGCAGACACACTATTACACGAAATTGTTCACATGAGGCAGTACCGACGTAGATCTTTTAAAGATATTCCAGGATTCTATAGTACAGCTAACAGCGGAAAAAAACGAGCAGAGCAAGTTTACCTTGGACACGACGACGAAATAGATGCGTATTCGTTCAACATAGCTTGCCAACTTATAGATAAGTTTGGCTATGATGAAAAAGCTATAGTCAACTATCTAAACTCAGATCTCAACGATAAAAGGAAAAAATCAAATAGCTTTAAGTTATACCTAGAGGCGTTCGATCACAATCACAAGCATACTGTAATTAAAAAATTAAAGAAAAAAGTCATGCGATATGTACCCAACGCCGCCGAAATAAGAAAACCTTATAGAACAACCGATTGGTTAAAAACGTGCGAAAAACAAAAATAAAAAAATTTAATTGCTGTCCGAAATTAACTAAACCAGTGATCATCCCTACGAGAAAAGAAGTATTAGATATTCTAGAAGATATTAAACCA